TTTTTTACGGCCGGGGGTTTCGGGAGGGGGGGTGTAGGGGTGGGGGTGTTCGGGGGTGAGTATGGCGGGACAGCGAGGACCGAAACCATTGCCGGCTAACGTGCACCTGTTGCGCGGCAACGCCAGTAAAAAACCGTTGGCGTCGTTACTCGATGACGTGGTGCGCCCGCCGGTCGAGATCCCCGATTGCCCCAAGCACCTCGATGGCGAGGCGCGCGCGGAGTGGGACCGCATCACGCCTTTCCTGCAGCAGCTCGGCCTGGTGGCGCAGATCGACCGCGCCGCGCTCACGGGTTATTGCGATGCCTGGGGCGAATACGTGTGGGCCTGCCGGCGCATCAAGGTGCTCAACCGCAAAGACAAGACCGGCGAGGCCGGCCGCGTCTGGGACACGCCCTCGGGTTACAAGCAGATATCGGTGTTGCAACAGATCCGCAATCGCTCCCTCGAGCAGATGAAAACATACCTGGCCATGTTCGGCATGAGCCCGAGCGATCGATCGCGGGTTACGCAGGCGGATCCGCAACTGGAGCTGCCTGGCGTGGAGCACCCGGAGCAAACTGGATGGGGCGGATTCAAGTAAAACCAGAGACCACCTACCACACAGGGCGCGCGTTCAAATACGCACAGGATGTAGTGGCCGGGCTGATCCCGGCCTGCAAATGGGTCAAGGCCGCCTGCCAGCGGCAGCTGGATGACCTGACCCGGGTCGAGTCGGATCCCGCCTGGCCATACTATTTCGATGCAACCGCCGCCGAGCGCGTCTGTGCTTTCATCAGTCTGCTGCGCCACGTCAAAGGGAAATGGGCCGGCAGCCGCATCGACCTCGAGGCATTCCAGTCCTTCAGCCTGGCCTGCGTCTTTGGCTGGAAGCGCAAAGACAACGGCATGCGCCGCTTTCGTTCGGTGTATGAGGAGCTGCCGCGCAAAAACGCGAAAAGCACCAAGCTCGCCGGCGTCGGTCTGTACATGCTGGCGGCCGATGAGGAGTTTGGCGCCGAGGTCTACAGCGCCGCGACTACCCGCGAGCAGGCGCGCATCTTGTTTGACATCGCCCTGCAGATGGCGCGCATCGACGGCGCCTTCCGCGCGCGCTTCCTGGTGGAGCCGCTGACCCACTCCCTGGTGGTGCGCGAAACCGCCTCGCGCATGACGCCGCTTTCCGCGGAAGGGTCGAGCCTGGACGGGCTCAACGTCAGCGCCGCGTTGATCGATGAGCTGCACGCGCACAAAACCCGCACCGTGCATGACGTGCTCGATTCCGCCACCGGCGCGCGCGCCCAGCCGCTGCTGTGGAAGATCACCACCGCCGGCTGGAACCGCGCCGGCGTGTGTTACGACCAGCGCATTTACCTGACCAAAATTTTAAATGCCGTGCTGAAACGCCACAACGGCCTGGGCTACAAGGTCGACGGCGACACCTGCGAGGACGAAACATACTGGGGCATCATCTACACCATCGATGAGGGCGACGACCCGCTCGATGAGAAAACCTGGCTCAAAGCCAACCCCAACTACGGCATATCGGTGGACCCGGACGACATGCGACGCATGGCCACCATGGCCAAAGTGCAGTCGGCCGCGCTGAATGAGTTTCTGACAAAACGCCTCAATATCTGGGTCAACGCGGATGCCGCCTGGATGAATATGCTGGCCTGGGATGCCTGCGCGGATCCCGATCTGAAAGAGGACGATTTCCGCGGCGAGCCCTGTATCGTGGCGCTCGATGCCGCCTTTAAGAAAGACCTGTTCGCCAAGGTGAAGATCTTCCGCCGCGGCCGCGATTACTACGCCTTTGGCCGCTACTACATGCCCTCGGCCCTGCTCGATCGCCGCGGTTACGAGCAGATCGCCGCCTGGGCCCGCACCGGCTGGATCCGCACCACCCTGGGCGATGTATTGGACATCGAAGCGGTGCGCGAGGAGCTGCTCGGCAGCGATGTCTGCCGCCGGCACGGTGTCGATGAGCACCGCCTGCTGGGGGATGTCGAGGGCGACGTGCGGCGCTTTGATGTGCGCGAGATACCCTTTGACCCGGCACAGCTGACGCAATTTTCCGCCGAGATGATCGAGGACGGCGCGCCCATGGTGGAAGTGCGCGCGCTGGTGCTGAATTTCTCGCCGGCGATGAAAGAGCTGGATGAACTGGTGACCGACCGCCGGTTCCACCATAACGGCGACCCCGTGCTGGCCTGGGCGATCAGTAACGTGGTCTGTCACTACGACGCGAAAGACAACATCTATCCCCGCAAAGACGGTGCCGATCGCAAGATCGACCCGGCCATCGCCCTGATCATGGCCCTGAGCCGCGCGATGGTCTCAGTGGAAACGGGCCCCCCGGCCGACTATGAACTGATGGTGGTTTAATGAATCGACACGTTTACAACATCGCCATCGCCGCGGGGATACTGCTTACCTCCGTCGGCGCCGGGCTGTGGGATATCGGCGCCGGCCTGGTGACGGCCGGTGTGCTGATCCTGGGTTTCACGGTTTACGCCGTGCGCTTGCTGAGCCGGGGCGAGCACTAACGCATGTTTATCAATCGATCCATCGGCGCGGCGCATCTAAACCCGAATAATGACGCGCTTTTTACCGGCCTGGGTGGCTATACCTCGGCCGCCGGCCAGGTGGTTTCCCCGGAAACCGCCATGCGCCTGACGGTGGTGTTCGCCTGTGTGCGCACCATCGCCGAGGCCATTGGCCAGCTGCCGCTGCACGTGTTCCAGCGGCAGGGCCGGAAAAAAGAGTTTGCCATAAAACACCCGCTCTATCGGCTGCTGCATCGCAAGCCCAACGCCTGGCAGACCAGCGCCGAGTGGCGCGAGACCGTGGCGGCGCACCTGGTATTGCGCGGCAACGCGTATAACGAAATCATCACCGCGCCCAATGGGGCGATCCAGGCATTGATCCCGATTCACCCGGATTATATGCGGCCGGTGGCCGACCGCGACCGCTCCTTTATCCGCTATTACGCCAAACAAAGCGATGGCACGGAGCGCCCCCTGTTGCCGGGCCAGGTGCTGCATCTGCGCGGCATGGCGCCGGATGGTTTTATCGGGCTCAACCCCATCGAACAGGAGCGCGAGGCCATCGGTTACGCCCTGGCCGCCCAGGATTACGGCGCGCGGTTCTATCGCAACGGGGCCACCATGCCTGGCTGGATTGAGCATTCCAGCAATTTTAAAACCCCAGAGGACCGCGAACGGTTCAAAGACAAATTTCAGACCGCCCAGGCCGGCGGCAACCGCTTTAAAACGCCGGTGTTTGAATACGGCATGAAATACCACGAGCTCTCGCTCAAACACACGGACATGCAATACCTGGAATCCCGTAAGCACAGCGATATCGACATCGCGCGCATTTTCCGCGTACCGCCGCACAAGGTCGGCCTGCTGGACCGGGCCACCTGGAGCAACATAGAGCAGCAGTCGCTGGAATTTGTCACCGACACACTGACTCCGTGGCTGGTCAAGATGGAGCAATCGTTCGAGCGGGATCTGTTGGCGGATGATGAGCAGGATATTTTCTTTTGCAAGTTCAACCTGAACAGCCTGTTGCGCGGCGACGCCGCCGCCCGCTCCAGATATTACGGCAGCGGAATCCGTGACGGCTGGCTGGTGCGCAACGAGGTGCGCGCACTCGAGGACATGGATGCGCTCGATGGCCTGGATGAGCCGTTATCGCCGCTCAACATGGCCCCGGTGGGTTCGCTGCCTGACAACGCCGGCGAGGGCACGGACAATCAGAAACCAGGCCGGACCCAGCGCATGGCCCATGCCGCGGCCACGCGCATCGTGAACAAGGAATGTATTGCCCTGCGCCGGGCGTATGAAAAATCCGTTGTCAGCAAAACCGGTCCCGCTGAATTTCGCGCCGCGGTGGAAAGATTTTATGCCACCCACGCCGACCTGGTCAGTGAATTAATGGCCTGCGATCCACGGCACGCGGAGCGATATGTTTCCGCTTCCTGCGACGAAGTACTCAACGCGCTGGCGCTGGAGTCCAGCGCCAGCATTCCGGCCATCAATGATCTGCTCAGTGCCTGGGAAACCAACAAGGCGCTGCGGCTCGCCCACATCGAGACCTCCCAATGAAACATGCCCTGCTGATTGGTGAATTTTTATTTACGCCGTGGGCCATGTTGCCCGAGCGCCTGGCGGCCATCACCGCGGTGATACAACGCTGGTCCAGCGGCACACGCTACAGCCCGTCCGAGATCGCCGCCGTTATCGGTGACGCGCCGGCGGCCGCCGCCAGCCGCGCCGCCGCGGATACCTCGCGCCCAGGCGCCGTGGCCGTGCTGCCGCTGTTCGGCATTATTTCGCCGCGCATACACCAGGTGCAGGACATCTCCGGCCCGGGCGGCACTTCGGCCGAGGGATTTTCCCGCCGTTTCAGCCAGGCGCTGAACGATCCCACGGTGGGCGCCATCGTCATCGATGTCGATTCCCCCGGGGGCAGCGTGTATGGCGTGGCGGAGCTGGCTGCGGAGATCTACGCCGCCCGCGGCAGCAAAAAGATCGTGGCGGTGGCCAATTCCCTCGCCGCCAGCGCCGCTTATTGGATCGCCGCGGCCGCCGATGAGTTCGTGGTCACCCCGGGCGGTGAGGTGGGTTCGATCGGCGTCTATACCGCCCACGAGGATTGGTCCAAGGCCTTGGAGCTGCAGGGGATCAAGCCCTCGCTGATCTCCGCTGGAAAATTCAAGACCGAGGCCAATCCCTACGAACCGTTGACCGAGGAGGCGCGCGCCGCCATCCAGACCCGGGTCAATGAATACTACGACATGTTTACCAAGGCCGTCGGCAAGTACCGCGGCGCCACGCCCTCCGCGGTGCGCGAGGGATATGGCCAGGGCCGGGTGGTGGGCGCGAAAGAGGCCGTGGACCTCAACATGGCCGACCGCATCGAAACCCTCAGCGAAACCATCACACGCCTCAGCAGCAGCAAGCGCGCCCAATCGCCGCGCCGCGCCGCCGCCCAGGTGAGTCTCGAGGAAGTCATCTAAGCGCCGGCAGACGCTAACGCCAGGGCGCCGATGCGTCCCTGGCGCCGGTCCGATGACCGGTCCTGTCATCCCATACCCGCCGGCATGCCCATGCCCGCGGGTTTTTTTATTTCTTAATCGGAGATCCCAACATGAACAAGACACTGCGCGCCCTTCTGCAAAAAAAGGAGGGCCTGATCAAAGACGCCCGCGCCATCACCGGCGCGGCAGAAGCCGCCGGCCGCGAGCTCACCGACGCTGAAACCACCCAGCACGCCGCCCTGGTGGCGAGCCTGCAGAGTGTCAATGCGTCCATCGCCCGCGAGTCCGAGCTGATCGAGGCGGAACAATCCCTGCAGATCCCCGCGGCGGCCGCCATCACTGGCGGCGCCCCGCGTATTGAACAGGATCCCAAGCGCGGTTTCAGCAGCTTCGGCGAATTCGCCTCCGCCCTGATCTCGCAGGCGGTCAATCACACCATGGATGACCGCCTGCGTATCGGCGCCGCTGCACCCTCGACCTATGGCAATGAGGCGTCTGGCACGGATGGTGGTTTCGCGGTGCCGCCGACATACGGCAACGAGATCTGGCAGATGTCCCTCGAGGAGGATGCCTTTTTGCCGCTGACGGACAACATGCCGATCGGCGGCAATTCCATGGTCTTCCCGTCGGACGAAACCACCCCGTGGGGCACCGATGGCGTGCGCGCGTACTGGGAAGGCGAGGCCGAGGCAGCGAACGCGACCAAGCCGAAACTGAACCCCAATTCCATGCGTCTCAAAAAGCTCATGGCGCTGGTGCCCATGAGCGATGAATTGCTGCAGGATGCGCCCGCCCTGTCATCGTACCTGATGCGCAAGGTGGGGGAATCGATCCGCTACAAGACCAACGATGCCATTATCAACGGCAACGGTGTGGGCCGCCCCATGGGCATGTCTGTCGCCGCCTCTTTGGTGACTCAGGCGAAGGAAGGCAGCCAAGTGGCCGATACCATCGTGGCCGCCAACATCACCAAGATGTTTTCCCGCCTGATCAATCCAGGTCGCGGTTATTGGTTGATCAATCCGGACGCCTATCCGCAGTTGCCGTTGCTGACCATTGGCGATCAGCCGATGTACGTGGGCCCCAATGGTCTGCAGAACGCCTCGGGTGGCACGCTGCTCGGTCGCCCGGTGATCCTGACCGATACCTGCCAGACCCTGGGCAATCTTGGCGATATCGCCTTTGCCAATTTCGGGATGTATCGCACCCTGACCAAGACATCGGGTCTCGAAACCGCCACATCTATGCATTTGTATTTTGATGCCGCGGCCACCGCCTTTCGCGCGGTATTCCGCATCGACGGCCAGCCGGTGCTGAAATCCGCGATCACCCCGCCCAACAGCGCGGTCACCCGCTCGAACTTTGTCAACCTGGCCGAGCGCGCGTAAGCACAACCCCTGAGAGCTGTAGCCTATCGGGGCCGGCAATGCGGCCGGCCCCACACACATACGAACAGGAGATTACCCCATGCAACTCAATGCAAAACCCAGCGAGATCGTTGCCCTGG